TGGCAGCAGCATTAACAGCAATTCGAGTGACCACAGTAAACGGCACAGACACTTTTGACGCTGGCTTAATTAATATTCTTTACGAGTAAGCCATGTCTTTTGAAATCGACCCCGTAAAATATGGCCAGCTTTGGGAAAAGGTAGACCAATTAACCGCCAAAGTAGATAAGCTAGAAGAAGGCATGGAAGAACTGCTTGCCCTAGCCAATAAAGGCAGGGGCGGTTTTTGGGTTGGCATGATGGTCGTATCGGCTATTAGTTCTGTTGTTGGCTTTATTGCACATTGGCTGACAGGCAAATAATGTGTCAGATTTGCTCGGGTTGTCTGAAGGTGCAAAAGGACTAAGTAGCGGTTTAGATTCTGCCCGTGAAGCTGGTAAGTCTGTAAGTAAGCAGATTGAAAACATACAAAAAGATGCAGTAGATGTAGCCCAGCAGCAAGCGCAGGAGAGAATACGGGCAAGACGGGAAGCAGAGTTTAAGAAGGAACGGGCGTTACTCAAGGCATTAGAAGAATGGAAACGCAAGAAACAAATATCAGACGAAGAAGCAGATTTAAAGATTAAGTTTGTAAAGCAGTACGGTGCTAAAGAGTGGGATGCGTTACTTAAAATCAAGCTAGACATTGAAAATATGGAACGCAAGAATAACGAAGAATTTCAGCACGACTTGAAGGCGGTTAGAAGGGTGCAGTTCTATTGTTTTGTTGCTGCGCTTGTTGTAACTTTATGGTTAAAGTTTATTTTAGGAGCGTTTTAAATGTTTCCACTTACCGCATTAGTTGATGTTGGAATGAGGGTTTTAGACAAGTTTATTCCTGATCCTGAAGCCAAAGCCAAGGCCCAACAAGAACTATTAAAGATGCAACAAGAAGGTCGGTTAGCTGAGTTAAACGCTGACATGAACGAGCAAAACAATATATCTGACCGCTGGAAAGCTGATCTTGCTAGTGATTCTTGGTTGTCTAAAAACATACGCCCTATGTCTTTAGTAGCTATATTTGCTGGTTATTTCCTTTTTGCCATGATGTCGGCTTTTGGCTACGATGCCAAAGAATCGTATGTAAACCTGCTTGGTCAATGGGGTATGCTAATAATGAGTGCATACTTTGGTGGTCGTACCCTTGAAAAGATCATGGATATGAGGGCTAAAAAAGATGAATATAAGTGAACACTTTACCCTTGACGAACTAACCCATACGGATCACCGTCAGTTTGACAATACGCCTAATGCGTTAGAGATGGCTAACCTTGTGCGCCTAGCCAACTTCTTAGAAGAAGTCAAAACAGTATTAGGCGGCAAGCCAATCATAGTCAATTCAGCCTTCCGTTGCAAACAGGTAAATGATGCGGTAGGATCAAAGGACACTAGCCAGCATCGGATTGGTTGTGCCGCAGATATACGAGTACCGAGCATGACCCCCGATGAAGTCGTTAAGGCTGTGATTGCATCGGGGATTGGATATGACCAAATTATTCGAGAATTTGACCGTTGGACACATATTTCTGTGCCTAATACTGCTGGGGGTAATCCTCGCAGACAGTCTTTAATTATTGATAAAACGGGTACTAGGCCCTACGTTTAAAACACATCCCGTAAATCTACAAACTTCCACAATTTTGTAGGTACATCGTAAAAATATTCATCCTTGGCAACTGCCTTATTTGGTACTTCAATTAACGGGCAATCCTTGATTTTAGATGCCCTAATCCAGTAAGCGTGTGTATAGCCACGAGTTACAACATACATGGTGGTACGAGGGTTGGTAAACAGCTTTTCTTTGCGCTGGGCAATGTGGATCGTTTCGTAAGGGCAGAAGTCCATGCCCCAATCCCTAACTTCTACTTCCCCATACCCTATATGCTGCCCATTCTTGCTAAATACAAGGTCTACAGCGTATTTATCAGGGTTGGGTAAGGCATCGACATGGTGAACCGTTTTAAGCCAGCCAGCGACCGCATTACGAGCAGGTGGGTCACACGCATCATGTAGCCGCTGGTCAAATTGCTTATATTTCATTTCATACCGTTAAATAGATAGCCACGAAAAAAAAAATAGTAAACGCTGCTCCCAATAACATACCTAAAAGAATCTCTTTCATGTCAATCCTTAATGAAATATCTTGTAACGAGGATTGCAGGTTACTTCTACAGGCACATCGGTAGTAACACCGTTAATTCTGCGCTTGGCGGTAATAACAACTGGTCTTGTACCAGCATCCTCGCATTCGTTAATGCCTAGAATAACCTGCGCTCTAGTCATGTGAAACGCCTGTTTGTCGGTTTCTAGCGTGACATTGGGCGGTGTGTACGATGTACACGCTGCAAATAGCAATGGGGTTAATAACAGTAATTTTTTCATTTTTAACTTTCAGGTGTGTATTCGGATTGAACTAGGTCGTTAAACTTGGCCCAGCCTAGGCTATGGATCATTTCAAGTACGCTGGTTTCGGTATCGGCTATAAAGACATCTTCAATGTCTACGCCACCAACATGACCTACATCGGGTTCGTCTTTATCAATACTGCCGTACACATCAAGGTATGTATCACCGCAATACAAAGACATTACATAGTTTCTGTTTTTCATATCTATCCTTTTCTATATCACTCCCCAATGGAGTAGCACCAGTATATTAAGTTACCTTAACAATATCAACGCATTCTTATTAGGATATACCCTAATATGTTGTAAAAATGAGACAGGTGGGGTGGGTCGGCAGTCCCGTGAAGGAGTATAGATTTTGTCTAACCCTGCCGCCCTTACCCATTATATTCCGTTCTTGATCTGATAGACCCGTAATAGGTGTTGAAAGCACTCCCAGCCATTTTGTAGCTTTTGTTCTTCCACTTCTATTAACTTGACTTGGTTAGTCGTGCCGTTGACAAACACAATAGCGCATCTAGCAATTGGAACGCCAAGGCCCTCACGGTAAGCCGCCAGTTGCATCTCATGTTCAAAATAAACATCAACTTTATCAAGGTCGGTATCTTTGGTCTTGAAATCGACTACAAAGCCGTTTTTAGCCATTAAGTCGCATTTGCCACCAAACCCTAGCGGATGCCCAAACGACTTCTCAGGCAGCCACAGTTGCTCTCCAAACGCACTTTTAAGCGCACTATCAATCGCATCTAAGTACGGTGGTTTTTCAGGCATATACACCTGATCGAAATAGGCTTCAATTACCGCATGGATAGCCGTACCCCGTTCCGCAGCTTCACGGCCTGTAGCTTTGGAATCCTGCATTACCCGTGACAGCCATTCCTGCTCGGGTTCGCCTTCCATACGGGGCAGGGTTAAAGCAGCTAATAAGACTTGCTGCTGTTTCCATGTATCAAGCCCTGCTTTCGATAACATTCCGTTAATTGTTGTAACACTTGGCAGAAGTCCGAGTTTCCGTGCGTCACGAAGCGTGGTTGCCCGTTCACCAGTTTTGCCGATGGTTGTATAGGCTGGAGTGCCGTCTTTGGTGTACCAATGACCATTTTCTTGTGCCTTTTCTTTTATAAACATAATCAGAAGGGAATATCGTTAAGGTTGTCATCTTCAATCTTTGGTGCGGCAGCTTCACGCTGTTTCTGACCACGCCATTCTGATGATTCGGTAATCTTTTCTTTGTAATACTTAGGCAGCGCATCGTACTTAGACTGGTCAAACTCAGCCAGCCAAAAGTGATTAGTTGGGTTAATGCCTTCAGGCTGGGCGTTACGCAAGGCAGACGGTACAGGGCTAATGCCGCTAATATTGGCGTACTTACCATCTTCACTATGCGTAATGTTGACCATGCAGAACTTACCCAGCAAGCCTTTAAGGTCAAAGTTCTTGCGATCTTCCGCAGTCATCTTTTTGTTTGACCAGCTTTCTAAATCTTGCCGTAGACGAGCCTGATCGCCTAAACTAACGGTATATCGCTTGGACACGATTAAAGGCTTTCCTTCGTCTGTTTTTAGCGGAAGCCCTGCATCATCGTCACCGTGCAATTCCCAAGTAAATACGACCTTGTGCATGATCTTGGTTTCGCCAGCCCATTCAGTAGCTTGGTGGCCCAAGTCAATGATGGAATAAAGCCGTGCCATATGTAAGCCAGCAGGGGCAATCTTAAAATCTTTTTGCGTATCAGTAATAATCATTTGTTTGCTCCAAAAATTTGACCAAAGTCGTTCACAATGTCACGAATGACGGGGTTTACATGGTTATTGCGTTTAGGTGCGACATATCCGCAGCAATGGCGTAATAGGTCGATTTGACGCTCGGTAAGAAATACACCTTCTTCCAAGTCTTTGAACACTTCGTCAAGTTCAAACTGCATCTGTACTTGATCTGCTAACTGCTGGTCGTAATCACTCATTTTTAGTCTTTCTCACCCGTTTGGGTAGTTAACACGGCACATACCGTACTACGATATTAAGATACCTTAAACCACAAGTCAACAAGTATTTGCAAAAAAGATACACATAAGTTAAGATAGCTAAACTATGAACGCAACAGCAATTATCAAATTATTGGGTGGATGTACCCGTGTATCCAAGATGGTCGGGGTATCTGTGCCAGCCGTATCTATGTGGCAAAACGGTGATATACCAATGGATAAGCTGGTCATGCTGGCGGCAACGCTGGAAAAAGAATCGCATGGGCTAATTACCCGTAAGTCGCTTTTTCCCAACACTTACAGGTTAATTTGGCCTGAGTTGGAATAATTTGTTATACTTGTTTCGTCAGGCGTGGAAACTTGGCGAAATATAAGGCTCTATTCACATGGGCTGGAATGACACAATTTATGTTGTATTTTGTCAATCCTTCCACGCCCCAGCCCAGTTGAATAGAGCTTTTTTCATTTGTGCTGGCGAAACGAACGGGTTACCGAGTGTCGCAAAATGCCAGCGAAATGGGCTAGATGGGGTAGAGGTCTGTTGGAGAATGAACAGAAGCGAGGGTCGACACCTGCAATACCCCCAAGTAATCGGTTCTAGCCGACTTGGACAGCCTTGCAACGGCATACATCACTAGAATAAAACCCACATCGGTGGTTGGTCGTTCTATGGAGAAATGAAATGTTTGAAAACCTAGATTTGCAAGAAACCCCATTACCTACAAGCCTAGATCGGTGGAATAACCACAATCTGCTTGAAACCTACAACTATACAAATCGCCACGATTTAAAGGCTTTTATTGCAAGTGAATTTTGGTGGCGGTCTGAGATGTTGCAATTAAGCGACACTAGGGGAAACCACTTAGTAAATAGTGCTTGATACAGTTAAGATAACTTAATAAAGTAGAGGTACTCAATGTTGAGTGAAATAGGAGATAGACATGAAAGATTTATTAGGTGCTTGCATACTTGGTGCAATTCTTGGCGCAATGATCGCCCTTTCCATATGATCGAAACAGTAATGATTGTGTTTGCAATAGGCGTTTTTGCCATGTTTGCAACCGTTATGCTGCTTGCTGGCATATTCTTATTTTGGATAAATAAATGAACAACACATTTTGTAAAAATTGCCACAGAATTCCTAATCAATGTTGTTGCACACCAGCAAAGACACTAACAGATGAAGAAATACACAATTTGTTTTTATCTTTTTGTAATGTTGGGTTTATGCAAGTAGATGAAATAGGATTTGCTAGAGCAATACTAAGAAAGGCACAAGAGAAATGAGTAATTTAATAATTAACTGGCGATTTGGCACATATCATTTACAAATTGGATTTTATAAACCATTTATTAGGTTTGTTCAGAATGAAGAACATGTAAAAAATCCACCAGCAAAATGGTTTGAGCAATACTAAGAAAGGCACAAGAGAAATGAAGCTACGATTAACCCATTTAGAACAACTTGAAATGTATATTGATTCTTATGCTGATAGTGGTTTTTATTACGGAAATAAAGAGCAATTTACAAAAAGACATAATGATTTAAAAGAGTGGGTGCAAGAGTTACAGGAAAAACTATTGTTTGGAAAGGCACAAGAGAAATGACATTCTTAGTCGCTAACATACCCCCCGTTAAATGCTTTGTGCGTAAAGAGTACCTTTACAACCATGAAAAAGGACACGGGGAATTAGAGCCTTGTGTGTGGATGACCGCCAAAGCAATTAAAGGTCAAGCCTTTCGCATTGAATCCATGCTGACTAATTACGGTGCGCTGTACGACAAGCTGCCAATTAGTGCTTATGTATGGAAAGAAGTAACCGAACCCCTGCCCCTAGATTATTTGCAGATTTGGGATTGCTTGTCTTATGACATGGCGGTAATTGAGAAATCAAACCTGCGTGGGCTAAAGGTCAAATACTTTGGTAAAGATAAGCAGTTTTACTTTGGCAATTACTTATTCACCATTGACTTTGCCGACCCTGACAGTAATCGTTTAGATACAACCTTTAGCGAAGGTGTCGAGGAACACAAGTCATATAACTTTATTAAGTTGGATAACGGTCAATTTGCTTGCCAGCCTAATAACCGTTGTCTTTGGTACGATGTATCACTTGTGCCAGCCGAACTTAAAACGCCTGATTTTAAGATACCGACTGAGATTTATAGCGTTGAAAACCATGCTAAATGGTCAGCTAAAGATGAATGGTTTTACAACTTTGACGAGATTACACGATGAACTTCTCTGAATTTTATAGCCTATATCCCCGTAAACAGGGGCGTAGGGCTGCTGAAAAGTCTTGGGATAGGTTGACCCACAACGAGCAGGAAGATGCGTTTAATGCCCTTTCTAACCACATTGAATACTGGAAGTTAAAACAGACCGAAAAAGACTTTATCCCCCATCCTGCTACTTGGCTTAATCAGGGCCGCTGGGAAGATGAATTGGACATGGAAATTAAAAAGGTTAAAAAACCCGAATTGCCTTGGTATTCCAGCGAGGAACTTACCAAAGCCAAAGCGCAGGAAGTTGGTTGTCAGGCTTATGCAGGTGAAGGCTGGCAGCAATGGAGAGCAAGAATTAGTCAAAAGATAAAACAAATTGAAGAACAAGCATGAAGATTACCTTGTTGATTGGTATATAGGCGTAGCCAAAAGACGGGGCTGGAATGAAGTTGTACGGTTACTTGTACAAGAAAAAGACCAAGAACGCATGAAAATGTTAATAAAGAAAAGACTAGGAAAATGAGAGAGATAGACCCAAACAAATGTATAGACTTTATTCTTGAAAACGCTGGTAAATATGCACAAGCAAAAGGTGAATTGGCGCAACTTGAAGCGTATAAGAGTTCGCTCAAAGCTATCAAAATGGCTGAAACTAACGAACAAACTATCGGGGCGCAGGAGCGTGAAGCGTATCGAAGCCAAGATTATCAGGATTTGTGTAAAGCCATTGGTGCGGCTACGGAAAACGCAGAAAAGTTAAAATGGGAACTAGAAGCAGCAAGACTTAGACACGCTACATGGCAAACTTTAGAAGTATCAAACCGCAACCAAGATAGAATTTTAAAATGACACAATTAAAAATAACCGAAGAATTTCTTATTCTCAAACTACTATCTAAAATGTACGATGATGCTTTAAGACGCAACGACTTAACCCAAATGCTAGAGATCAGCGTAGATATTGCTGAATCCGCAGAAAAGTTAGAACAGATGACCGTAGATCACATTAATGGCCACTAAAGTTGAAAAAGAAAAGTACAGAAAAATTGCTGAATTGGGATGCTCATTATGTAGGTATCTCGGCTCTGAGGGAACGCCAGCAGAACTCCATCACATTAGAAGAACTGGTAGACGAAGTGATGCCCCTGTTATACCGCTCTGCCCATACCATCATCGGGGGTCAAATACCAGTATTCACGGAATGGGGCGTAGAAGATTTGAAGCAGAATATGATGTTACTGAAGAATCATTACTCGCTCAGACACTTGAATTATTAAAATGAGCGCAAACCTAATAATTATTACGGGCCTTATCTATGTGTACATCGCTGGAGAACAGTTGTTTAAAGGAGATTTTGGACTGGCTTGTATGTACGCTGGATATGCTTTTGCGAATTATGGGGCTTACTTAATTGCTACTAAATAGGAGTAAAAAATGACTTTATGGAATGCTGCAAACGAAATAGAAGAACTTTCACACAAATTATCTAATGTGCGAGATGCAGTTGAATTAATTGCAGAAGGTGTAGATAGCCCTTATAGCGGTGCGCTTTGGGTCGTGTATGCCGTGATTGATGATTTACAAGATAGAATGTATGTTCAATCCGAAATGGTAATGAATTTGCATAGAGCAGAATCTAAGAAAGCAAAAAAGTGAGTTTTACAATCATGCAGCATGACGGCATGAAAGTTATTCAATACTTTTTTAATATAGACGAGCTAATTAAATCAATGCTTAATAATCCAAAAGACGCTTACCACCGCAATCTATAGTTCTAGGGGATCAAAACCCATTTCAGCTGAAACCATTTTGCAACGCCTACGAAATTCAGCAGAATGTAAAAGCCATTTATCACCTTTTTGTTTGTGAAAACTCATATGTACGCATTCGTGGGCCAGCGTTGTTAACACCGTATAAAAGTGGCTGCAACGCCCTGACGATATTGTTATGGTATGTGCGTAATCTTCACCTGTATCGTATAAATATGTTCCCATTAATTCAGGATCAGGCGTAACAATAAATTCTATTTCTTCAGGCAGGGGCATAGGCCATTTAGTGAACGGGTAAGTCACTATCAGGCTGGCATATAAATTTTTTAGCAAGGCTGGAGTTAATTTCATGTTTATGTACCCCAACTAACCCATGTCGTATTTATTGGTTTACTTTTACGATCCACATTGACAGGGCATGAGAATGTAATGCCGTGTAAGGGATGTGTAATCCATAACGCTTGTCTTGGCGGCTCAAATCCAAAGTTGTTGCTGTAAGCGTATTCGCAATAACCTTTAAGCGAACCATTTACAATCAAACGCTGCAATTGTATTAGCTGGTGAAAGTGACCTATAAGCATGGTGTCGTATTCTTGGTCAATCTGTGCATTCCTAGAGCGTTTCTTATGATCGCCCCTAATGATTGCACCAAGACAACCAATAACCCCATCACCACCCCTAAATTGATCGCCATGAGTAAGTAAGTATTTATACCCATAGACTTGATAATAAGCATCAGAGCCATCAGGTATGAAGAAAGTTATTCTTTTATCGTTTTCAAACCGTTTGTTGAGGAACTGGTAAAGCAGCCAATCAAAGTTAGTGTAGTTACGGTTCTTATTTTGTATTTTATGGGTGTTTCTACCGTGATTACCTGATACACAAGGCACAAATACCTTACCAAATTCTTCCACCAATGTTTCAATACACCAAACTAGCGTACCCCATAAATCAAGAACGCAGGGCATAACTTCCATATCATTGGTTGTAGCTAGTTCGTCATGAATGTTTCCTGAGAACATATCACCACCCAGCGCAAACACCACACCTTCATACTTAGGGTTATTAAAGCGATTCTTTAACAGGTCTATAGATGTTTCAATAAAGGCCCTTGCTCGATCTTGGGCAATCTTTAAGTTATATTCATTTACACCACCAACTTGCGCTGCATCAACAACTTCACCCCAATGCCAGTCTGATGCAAGTAATGTAGGAATACCCGTAACATTGTGGCCTTTAGGTTTACGAACAATCCAATCAGGTATATCTATTTCAGATTCAACAAGTTTGATAATTTTACGCTTAACATATTCAGCGTTAAAATCTTCTTTGGCTTGTGCTTGAGCCGATGATTCTAATTGGCGTATCTTTGCCCTAGCTTCAGATAATTCGTAAGCTATGCCTTGTTCAGGTGCTTTTAAATTGGCATTAGGAACTAAACCCTGCGCTACACCTGTGTTATAACGGTGAGCAAAAGTGCCTGTTGGTATGCCTAAGTTCCTAGCTGCATGAACTTTATTATTGGTCGTGTAATATTCATTTATAGCTTGTTGCAGTAAATCTTTGCTAATTGGTTTAGCTGGCATATAAACCTTTAGTAGAAAGTAACATAGTGCTAAAGTTACCCAATACTAACTTAAAATTAAGAATAATCAATGACATACGCAAGAGTAGACACAAATCATAAGGAAATTGTTGCTGCATTGCGACAAGCTGGGGCAACGGTAGTATCTTTGGCTGCAATGAAGCACGGATGCCCTGATTTATTGGTAGGTTATGAAGGTGAAACCTTGCTTATGGAAATTAAAAAAAATGCTAAATCCAAGTTTACGCCTGACCAACTGGAGTTTATGAGTAAATGGAAAGGCGGTGCTGTAAGCCGTGTGGATAGTGTGGATGCCGCAATAAGAGCGTTAGGAATTATCCAAAAAGTGTTATAAAATAAAGCAAAAGGAGCGTTTTATGGAAAAATCAATGGCGTTGTTTCTTGCAACCATGCTGCATTCGGGTACAAATGCCCATTTTTTCCATTGGGCTACTAAGTCTTATGCCAAACACAAGGCATTGGGCGGCTTTTACGACAAAATTATTGATTTAACCGATGAATTAGCCGAAACCTACTTTGGTATTTACGGACAAATTACCGACTTTCCAGCCACATACCATATGCCTAAAGAGCCGCTTTCATACCTGCAATCCCTACAACGGTTTGTAAAAGAATCAAGGTCAGACCTGCCAATGGATTCCGAGATCGTTCAATTGATTGACAATATCGCCCAAGAGATCGACACCACCATTTATTTGCTTAAATTTAAGGCTTAATTATGGATTCTGCTGAAAAATTAGCGGCTATATTGCGTAATTTGGATGTAGGCGGCAGGGCTATGGATGTAGGTAAAGCTGGAACAATGTATCAAGGCAGATTAGGTTATAACTTTCCTGTTGGACAAAACGCAAACATAGGCGTAGGCGCAGCAGGAATGGGTTTTGCAGACAATCGTTACAACATTCCATCAAGGGTTACTGGCGTGGATTTAAGCTACGGAACGCCAAACCAAAGTCTAACTGCAGGTTATTACCCTAATAAGTCGCAATTTATGGGTGAGCCAATGGGTGCTGGCGGTGTCAGTTTGATGTACAGAAAATTATTTGATTAAGGATTAACCATGCCATTAGATAAATCAGGTAGTGCCAAATCAGTCGGCAAGAACATCAAAGCCGAGATAAAAGCTGGCAAGCCTAAAAAACAGGCAGTAGCCATTGCACTTAGCGTTGAGCGTGAAAACGCCAAAGGTGACCGCAAAGCTAGGCTAGAAGATGCCTACGCTAAGTACATTGAAGAAAAAGCATGAGTAGAAGGGATGACATTCGTGCCGCAGTAGAAAAGCACGAGAAACCTATACCCAAGACAACAAAGGGTAAGGACAGGAATTACCTGCCAACCGAGCAGGGCGCAGGAATGACCGCAAAAGGTAGGGCGGAATATAACCGCAAGAACAACGCAAACTTACAAGCACCCCAATCTAGTGGGCCAAGGCACGATAGCTTCTGTGCAAGGTCAGCAGGATGGACTGGGGAACGGGGCAAAGCAGCTAGAGCAAGGTGGAAATGCTAATGAAACAAGGACTATACGCAAATATTCACGCTAAACGGGCTAGGATTAAAGCTGGTTCAGGCGAAAAGATGGCTAAAAAGGGTGCAGAAGGCCGCCCCAGCGCACAAGACTTTAAAGATGCCGCTAAGACTGCCAATCCACAAAGCCGTAAAGACATGATCCGTGACAAGATGAAGGATATGTGATGGCTAAGATGATCCCACCTACCCCTATGAGCCGTAAATACAAGAAAGAAGATGCAATGCTTAGACCTGAGCATCAATCTACATTAGAGAAGAATCAGGCTGACCGTATTGCCCGTAGAAAGCTGATTGCTAACAAATTGAAAGACCTAGATAAAGAGGTCAAATAGTAGTAGAATTAAGCATCATTAACTAACTACTTGGTTAAATATGCAAATAAAAGAAGTCGCTGTAGATAAGCTAATTCCTTACGCAAAGAACAGCAGAACCCATAGCCCTGAACAAGTAGGGCAAATTGCCGCCAGCATCAAAGAATTTGGCTTTAGAAACCCTATATTGGTAGACGGGGTTGGCATTATCGCTGGTCATGGCAGATTAATGGCCGCCCAAAAGCTAGGCTTAAACAAAGTACCCACCATTGATTGCTCAGATATGACTGAAAGCCAAAAGAAGGCTTACATCATTGCTGACAATAAGTTGGCTATGAATGCAGGGTGGGATACGGCAATGCTATCTATTGAAATGAAAGACTTAGAAGATGAAGGCTTTGACCTTGCATTACTAGGGTTTGATGATAAAGAACTAAACGCATTGCTTGAGCCTGAAGTTACAGAAGGGCTGACAGACGAAGACGCTGTGCCTGAATTGCCCAAAGAACCAAAAACAAAGCTAGGCGATATATATATCCTTGGAAATCATAGGCTTATGTGCGGTGATAGCACAATGCTGCATGATGTTGAAAAGTTAATGGTTGGGGTTTACCCTGACTTAATACATACAGACCCTCCATATGGCATGAACGCTGTAAGTAAATCGTCTGTATTGAAAGCCAATTACGGCACAGACATTATGGGTGACGATAACCCTGATGTGGCTAAAGATGCGTTTAACCTGATATATGGCTTATATCCTGATGCCAAACAAATATGGTGGGGTGCAAATTATTACTGTTCCGTATTGCCTGACAGCGAATGTTGGTTGGTATGGGATAAAAACAATGGTCAATCAGATCAAACTGATTGTGAACTGGCATGGGCAAACTTTAGAAGCGTTGTGCGTCAATTTACCCAAGCATCGGAAAAGACCAATCGGGTACACCCAACGCAAAAACCTGTATCTTTAATGGAATGGATAATCAAACGCTTCAATTTATCAGCCAAGACGATTGCCGATTATTTTGGTGGGTCAGGATCAACCTTGATTGCTGCCGAAAAAAATGGTTTACAGGCATTTATTATGGAATTTGACCCCAAATTTTGCGATGTAATCGTTAAGCGTTGGGAAGATTTTACTGGTAAACAAGCTGTTTTAGCGGAGTTATAAAAATGGCTGAAAAAGGTAGACCCCCACATAAACCTACAAAAGACACCCAAGAACAGGTTAAACGCCTGTCTGCGTTAGGTTGCCCCCATGAGGACATAGCCACAAGGCTAAAGATTAGTGCTGATACGCTGGTTAAGTATTACAAGGATGAGTTAGACGAAGGGCGTATAGACGCCAATGCTGCCATTGCAGGTACATTGTTTAGCCAAGCTAAGAAAGGCAATACCGCTGCCGCTATTTTTTGGCTAAAGACACGGGCAAGATGGAAGGAAACCCAAGTAAACGAGGTTACTGGCAGCAACGGTGGTGATTTAAGAATTTCATGGGCAGATGAGTAGCCCTATAAAGCTAAAATACCGCCCTAGAAGCGTTTTTGAGGACTACCACAGCCGTAAGGAACGCTGGGCAGTAATCGTGGCTCACAGGCGTTGTGGCAAGACCGTAGCGTGTATTAATGACCTCATTGTCAAAGCATT